CTGTATATACATCAAGTGCCTCTTGGGCCTCGGCTGCACGCTCCTGTGGAATGTCCGGCCCCGGCTCTAGGCGGCACCACTTGCGCTGCGGCGGGAAGATTCCGGACTGCAGGCGGTTGGCAAAGCGTTGCACAGAGTTGATGGCGGTCGAGTCAAAGACCCGGTTCATCTTCTTGGCGCCACCTACCTTGCCTTCCCAGTACCCGTCATACAGGTTGCGCTGCGGCAAAGCGAACTCATACGCATCCTCGTACAAGTCGCGGAAGTCGTCCTTCTTGCGAAGCGCCATGTCGTGGCGCTTCAGTACATCTTCAACCTTTAGCTTTTCGGCCATGACTAATCCTTTTTGTGCCTTTGGGCGAAGTTACGCGCCGCTTCTTTGCTGCCAAAGCCCCAGGCTTTAAGGGCGAGCTTGAGTCGAGTCGGTCGTCCTTTTTCGTCTGTGAGAGGCCCAGCCATCCCACCAAACCGCGCAGCAAAGCTAACACGCCGCGGGTTCGTTCCAGACTTAACCGGGGCTTTGAGGTCGCCGCCTTCCTTGCTCTCGAAGTGTTTTCTGCCTGCTTCATTTAATCCACCTTCCGGGTTTTGATATTTTTTCTGTACCATTACTCGTACCAATCCAAAAATAACTCTGCTTCGTGCGACTGGGAATTGACGTTGGTTATCCTGAAAAGATAAGTTGTCAGAGGTTTCAAAACAAACTCGGACGTAAATCCTTCACCACCACCACCTGTGCCGCCTTGTCCGCTGGCAATAAACTCACCAAAGATTTCGGTTCCAAGAGAAGTTACGGTTGGAGTATGCACTGCTGCGGCTGCGCTGGTCGTTGTGATCACCCTGTTGCGACGGTGAATTGTCATCGACGTACCGCCAGACGTGGTCGGAGCCTCATAAATATAAAACTCTGACGACCCGCCACTTTGGTATGTAAACACACAATGAGGGGCATACCCAGCAGGCCAGGCAAGCGCTATGTCTAAATTACCATTAACAGGCAATGGTGAACTTTTGGTAAATGTCTTGTAAACATAAAATGCCCTACCCTCATGCAAGCGCAAATGGTTTACGTCGATTACCGGGAACGGCTTATCAGACGACGTAAGGAAGCTATTGCCATCCTTGTCAATATAGGTCGGTACGACAAACCGAGCCTTAGTCGTATCTGATTCGCGCTGTACTTGAACGGCCATTATTTCTTAGGACGCAAGGCAGTTTTTGCCGCCTTCTTAAACGCCTCGTCAGTCGGGGCGCCCTTGGAGCCCGGCTTGCGCATCTTTTCGCCAGAACCCTCGGCTATGCGCTCGCGTTTCTTGTGAATGTTTGCGTAGAGTCCTGGCTTCATTTTTTGGTCGCCTGCCGTGCCTCAGACAGAGCGATTGCCACTGCCTGCTTCTGGGACTTGACCACCGGGCCACCCTTGCCAGAATGCAGGCCACCGGCCTTGTACTCGCGCATGACCTTGGAAACCTTTTTCTGGAACTTGTCTTTTTTGTCCATGATTACATTCCCGATCCGAGTGTTTGTTGGAGGCCAGTCTCAGGCGCAATGCGTGCCTCAGACAAAAGAACGCGGCTGCCACGGCGGGCGATACGGCGGCGCTCTCCGGCTTCTCCGGCTGCAGTTTCTCCTGCGGGTTGCGGGGCGGCTTGGGCTGCTGGTGCGGCAGCTGGTGCCGGAGCCTTTGGCTTGCCTTTTACGGTTTCGCCAATGTAATCGCCAAATTGTTTGACTGCGCCAGCCATAGTTAAGTCCTTTCTGCGCCAACCGCGCCAAGAGTTTCAATACCAGATTCCGGGGCCACGCGAGCCTCAGACAGCAACATCCGAGATCCGCCACGCTGGCGGGCACGGCGACGCGCTGCGGCCTGTTCTGCCAGGTCAACCCTCTCTTGTTCAGCCTCGGCTTGCATACGAGCAGTCTCTTTGCGCTGCTCCTCTATTTGCTGCTCGGCAGCCCGATTATTGGTCTTGCCAAAAAGTCCACTCATCTGATCCTCGCCATGAGTAAGTAATCCACACCATCAGCGCCGTACTTCCGCATCAAGCCCTCGCAATCAAAGCCAATGGCATAAGCCCAGTTCTCGGCACGCTTGTCAGTAGTTCTAATGGTTAATTGGATGCGGTGCAATCCCATAGATATCATTGCGATATCCATTACCTTTTTTCCTATCCTGGTGAGCGTCATTGGGATTGATCTGAGCTTTTCGTCTGGCACCATCCATGCCTCGACTACGCCATGCCATATTCGTACAAACCCAAATACGGCCACCGGTTCTAGGTTCAGAAAGACCGTAACGGTTGGCCCCATCTGCGCCTGGGCGTTGACCATCTTGTGGATGTCCTCGCCTTGGGCCACGACCAGGACATCCTCGGACTGTACTGATATCCTTTGTGAGTGACTTGGCGCATAGGGCATAAAGAACACGCCCTTGCGCTTATTGGTCTGGTTGAGTCGTTCAGCGAGAGTTAAAGACGTCAAAGTCTGCATTTACCACCGTCTGGGCGATCATGGTACTGGCTTGCAACGGGCTCTTGGTCATGCGCTTGTGCTCGCCGCCGCCAAGCAAGAGATATCCAAAGGCGTCGCCAACGTGCGAGTGTTCGTTCTTATTTGGTGCGTCGCGGAATCTTTCCTGTCCCGCACCGACCGAGATACGCTTAAAATGATAACCGCCGGCAAGGGCTTTCCGGAGGAGCTTGCATTGCCTGCTCACAATGAGCCCAGGCTTGCCAGCGATCAGGCGTTGCATGGGCGCGGCCGATGCCTCCCGTCTAACCTTGAAGTCGTTGCTATGCGTAGGTTGTGCTCTCAGTCCAAGTGTCCGGAGATGGTCGAAAGCCGTGACCTCATAGATCGCGTCTCGCTGCATACCAGCCGGGTCACCCCAGAGCATGATCTGGGCGCTCGGAAATCTGGCGTTGAGCTCGGCCAAGAGCTGCTGGCCAAACCTCTCAAGGCCCATGTCAAAGGTCACAATTTCGTGAATGATGACCCAACGCCCGTTGTTGAGTCTCTGTCCTATTACGGCAGCTGGCGTAAGACCAAAGTCTAGGCCGACCTGAAGCGGCAGGCTTGGGTCGTAGTCCACGTCGTCCACCATCAGGTTGTCATCGTACTCTGGCCAGACCGGCCGCCCTTCCTGGACATAGGTGTACTTGCCCTCGGCGTAGCATCTGATCCAGTCCAGGTTCTTGCCAAGCAACATCTGCTGGTAATAACCGGCTGGTAAGTTATCAATGTTCTCTGCCTTTGGGTTGATCTTCCACCAGCGGCCAGAGGCGAATACATGGTCGTTGGCTTCTGGGTTATCTGGCAGCTCATCAGGTGACACCTCGATAACACCACCCGGCTGCTTAAAGAATGACCAGCCGTATTGGCCAGTCAGTTTTTCTTTTTCTGACAGGCGGAACCACCAGTGGTCGTCGTCCATGGGGTTGGTGTCCATCCAGATGCCGTGCCATGTTGCACCGCCATCTCGCTTGGTCGGGTAGCGGCCAACCCGGTGAGTCAGTCCGTCAATCACAGCCTTTGGCAGTTCCCTGGCCTCATTGACCCAGGCGCCGGTCAGCTCCAACGACAGCAGCTTTCGCACGTCCTTTGGCTGGTCAAGGGCTAGGAATATGACTTCCATGTCAATGCCTGCAGCCTCTCCCCTGGATGGGAGTCGTATGTGATGCGTGATCGGCGGCGTCCAGAGCATTGGCCCGAAGGTATTCTCTGGGAACAGGTCGAGCCAGGTCTTGATCGTTGTGGTCTTGAGCATGGGGTAGCTGTTTCGCACCACCGCCCAGCGCGAGTATTTGATGCCGTCGATCGGACTAGGCTTTTGCTGGACTGCCTTCATCATAATCTTGGCAGCACAGGCGTAGGACTTACCGGAACCTACCGGCCCCATCAGCCCTTGGACAAACGAGTTTGACTGAATGAACTTATAGACTTCAGGCGACTTACTGAAGTTTAGATTCAGCCCGGTGACTGGCAGTTCTTTGGAGCTGCGCTCTTTGGTCTTAGCCATTCTTAGCCGCTATGTAAAGACCAACATTACCAAGTGCGTAGCCGAGAAAAGCAATGCCCAGACCAGTAGTCCCACGGTAGAGGAGATCAGCAGCCACAAAAGCATAGACCACCCCAATGACTGCAATTAGCCACGCCGCCATTCAAGCCACCCCGCTAGGACAATAACAGCCACCATTGACAGCAGAAATAGCGCCACACTTTGTGCAAGTAGATGTTGCTGCATTTTGCCCTCCTGTAAGTAGTTTGACTGCCTCTTTCCAGGCCAGCTCTGCGCAAGCCCTTTCATCTTCAGACCACTGACGTACATCTTGCCTAGACTGTACCCATTCGTCAAAGCTAATCATCCAGTCCCTCGTTGAGTTTTTTGTATTCCGTCCACCACATATCGGCGTGCGTGCAGTCCTTGTAATCCTTAAAGCATGGCGTGCCAATGGTGTAGTGGTACAGATGAGCGTACTCGTTCATCGGGTACTCTAGCACCAGCCAGTTCCAAGTGATTGGCAGATCACCTATCTCGTCGTCGTGCAACCATTGGAAGCGGTGCAAGAACTCGCCAGATGCGCCAGCCAAGACCTGGGTTGTAAGTGATCGGTTTGCCGGGTGTTCGCAGTTCCACAGGATCAGGCTTGACCAGTTTTTTCTGGGGTAATCCTCGTTTTTATTTCCAAGATACTTGCTGGAGAACATGGTCTTGTATTGGTGCTTTGCGACCATAACGGCGTACTTACTGTCACGCATTGACCAGAGTTTGGCGATATCTTCACGGCAGACCATGTCCCCGTCTGCGAAGATTGCCCAGCCACGGTAACCCATGAGATTTGGTACGAGGAACCGCGAATAGATGAAGTCATTTGATCCGTCCTTTCGTCCTTCTAAACCGTGAGCCACTAGCGGAGTAAACCGCACCGGCTGGCTGGTACGCGATATCACAGACTGGCAAAAGGTGTGATACGCGACCGCCTCACGCTGATCGAACCCGACCACAATGTCGATCATCATGCGACCTTTTTGTTTTGACTATCCCGCCATTCTGCTAGGAAGTCATCACACTCTTGCGCATCTTTTTCCCAGTCAATGCGCCAGATTGTTTTAAGAATCGCCTTGATCGCTTTTTTATGTTTAGCCTTGTATCCTTGAACTGGATCTATGTTTTGCAAAACCTCAAGGATAAGTCTTGCGTCAGACTCACTTATCACGCCAATTTCGTCATCTAGTTCTTGATTCATTCTTTCACCTCGACGTCAACCGGTTCTGGAGCTTGGACGTTGATACCGATAACTGAAGGCTTATCCGATTCATCTTCGGGGTTGTCGAGCAGACCTGAAGCCTTAGCCAGTAGACGAAGTACCCCAACCTTGTCATACAGCTCAACGTCGAGCGTCTGCGAACCATCCTTCTCACGCTTGACCCGGATATTTTTGATTGCCTGCAAGGCGTGATCTGGAATTTGACTTGCCGCTTTAACCTTGACATTTCCGTCCTCGTCCCACGTTAGGATATCTGTGATTTTGGTGTTGGCCATACACAGCAGAGAGTAGGCCACCGCCTCACGGTTTTCGACAATGGTAGCCGAGCGCTCAAGCCGGCGGGAGATAGAGCGAACCCCACCCCAGCCATTTAGGCTTGGCACCTGCTCCGATATACGCGACTTGGTTCTAGCCATCAGAACGGTACATCGTCGTCAAGGTCTTGGAAGCCATTGGACTTCCCGCGGTTATGCGCATCCTGCGGAGGGAACGGCTGGTGCGCTGCGGAATAGACGGCACCCTGTTGTTGGACTGGGTTACCGATCTTGATGGACACCCACGGTTTTCCATCCTTGGTCTTTTTGTTGGTGATGTCCACCCAATGGGTTTTGCCATCAGGCAGCATCAGCTTGCCACGGAAGTCTGCGTGCCAGTCCTCAACTTTCTTCTCGTTCGGGAAGGCAGACCCCTGCCCAGGTTTCATGTCATACGCCATAGCGATATCTCCTCAAGGTGCTAGTTTAGATTCATTGGTGGCAGCCAGGTATTCGTCTGCCTGCATCAGCTTCACTTTCTGGTCAGCCAAAGCCTGCGCCACCTGGGGTACGGTAAATCCACGTCGTAGTAATTGCAACACGAAGTCATGCAACAAGTCATTCACGGTCATAGCCATCTCCTTAAAATAAGCCCTACAAGCCATTCAAACAGTCTACCCTAAGCAAAGGGTAGCCACCCACTCACACAAAGCCCACCAAGAGCCTCTAATCGCTTCCTAGAGGTATCGCTACCTGGCAGGCAAACCCTTTCCAAGAAAAACATGGGGAAAAATTGCGGGGTACACCCCGACCCGGTGGTGACACGGGGGAGGGGAAGGGGTGCCTTCCTGCGCAAACCGGATCGCGTCTGACCGCGACCCCCTGCTTTCCAATTGCCAATCCACCCCCATCCCCTGTCCTGCCATCAAACGGTCGTTTGCGATCGTGACATCTCAGCCAATCAGGCCATCGCAGACGTCGGCCAGCCGTGTTGGCTCATTCAGGGCTCGGCAGGCAGCCTCGAATCGGTCGACCGAGCACCCGACCTGGCACAGCAGCTCGGCAAACCTGACATCGGTTTCGGTTGTCGTAACATAGGTTTTTAATTCTTTACTTATCTTTTCATATAAACCTATAACACCACCTAAGTCTATGTTTTTCTGTGTTTGGACAACACCTGTGTTGTCAATGATGTTGTCAATGATGGGCTTCTCATGGACAACTCTAGTGTTGTCAATGGGAGCCTTCTTTGCCCTCGGTTTTCTTGCCATGATATCGCCCATCCTTTCCGGTTTGTTGTTGTGAAATCCATTCCTGCCAGACAGCCCGCCTAGCATCTCTCTTAGTCTTGCCCTGTTGGCTGCCATCTGCTCCTCAGTGAATTCCTCTGCCATGGCTTTGACCTCCCTCTTGATCTGTTCTGGTGGCCTGCTGTCCTCTTTTGAGCTGGCAAGAGATATCGCATCCTCTGTCTTTACCTCTGGGTCGTAGATGATCCTCACCGTGTTGGCTTTCTCGCCTCTGAAGCCCTTGCTGACCACTTCCACATGGCCACGCTCTCTGAGCTGCTTCATAGCCCTGGCGACCTGTTGCTTAGGCGCCTGGAGATGGTCTGCAATCCTCTGTTGTCCGACCCAGGTCAAGCCAGCTCTGTTGGCATAGGAACACAACAAGACCAGCACCTTGACAGAAAATCCGTGCAGCTCCACGTCCGTGGCAGCCCGCATCGGGACGACCGCAAACTTCCTCTGGTCTGGAGGCGCGACCTTCTCGACTACCCTCGGGCGCCTCTTGGGCAGCTTAAATTCGATCACTTTTGCCGGCTCTGCCATATCCTCATCATTTCCTCACGAAGCGCGATGCGCGCCTCAACGCCTCTTTTCTCAGCCACCGCGCCCAAATACTCCAGGCGAGTGCGCTTCGTCCTTTTCTTTCGTAACACCCAGGCGGCTTCATGGTAAAGCCTGAACGCCTCCGAATAGTTGCCCACCTGGCGACCATCCGGAAGCGCCACAAGGCGAGCGCCTTGGTGAACCTGGCCACACTGCGGGCAAGCGAGCTGCTCATCTTGGGGTGAATCCATGGCACCAATTGACCTCTAGGCTCGTCGGCTTGTCGAATATGACGCAGTGCGGAAACCCGCGGCGAGCGATCAAGTGGTCACAGTCGAGGCAGCTTCGGCCGTCCTTCTCTTGTGGTTCTCTTGGCA